TCTCAGTTAGGTAAATAAGGAGGACAAGTTTATGGGAAATTTAGGAGCATACTTAAGACCGGTTCCGGCCGGAAAGACGAAAGAGTTTTATCTGGAAAACTTTAAGGATGAAAAAGGGGAGAAGATCCCGTTTGTTGTAAAAGCGATCACACCGAAGGAAAACGATGGGATCGTAAAAAGAAACACTGTAAAAGGTGTTTTTAACAATGCGACTTATATAAATGAGATGATCGTGACCTGCATGGAGACACCGAATCTCAAGGATGCAGAGCTTTGCAGTTTCTATGGTGTCATGGACCCGACAGAGGTGCCGGGTCTCATGTTCACGATCGGGGAAAAGAATCTTGTCATGGATGCGGTTTCTGAGATCAACGATGTCAAGATGGCAAGCGAGCTGAAGAATGCCGCAAAAAACTTTTAGAGGGAGGAGACTGGGAGACAGAAACAAGCTATTTTGCTTTTGTCTCCCTTGGAATCTTCCCGGAAGACTTTGAGAAACGGCCATTGAGGGAAAAGATTCTTATGTTTACAATGATGGACCGGTTGTCGAAAGAGATGAAAAACAAGTGAGGAGGCGATGTGAATGGGTAAAATACAGGAAAATCTTGTTTTGACGGATGAATTTACGGCTGCATTCACCCGGTTCTTAACGCTTGGTGAGTCAGCAGTGGGAGCAACTGAAAGGATCAACAACTCCATCAATATGATGGGGCAGTCTGCCAATACGATCGCGGCAGCCGGTTTTAATACCCTGGATCAGAAGATCACGGAACTCAGCGGAAAAATCCAGGAACAGGGAGCTGCCCTTCAGGCATTGGGAGACACGGCCAACAGTATTAGTGGAAAAGGTTTTGACCAGATGACAGCAGCAATCAAGGAAGGCAATTCCGCATTGATCGATACGATCGAAAACCAGTCACGTCTGGGACGAGAGACACAGAAGACAAATGACCAAGCGAGCAAACTCCTGAGTACGATCAAGAGGATTGCCGCGGCCGCCGGTGTGACAACACTGGTCCGTAGTTTCCTGGATTTCTCTGACACCCAGGCTCAGATCAACGCTCGCTTAAACCTCATGAACGACGGCTTTCAGACAACGAATGAACTGAGTGAGATGATCTATCAGTCGGCACTGCGCTCCAAAGCGGCTTATTCCGATACGGCAGACGCAGTCGGAAATATGGGGCTGAATGCCGGAAATGCATTCTCTTCGAACCAGGAGCTGATCGCATTCACGGAGCAGGTGAATAAGCAGTTCAAGATCGGCGGTGCGTCGGCTCAGGAACAGAGCAATGCGATGGTGCAGCTTACCCAGGCGATGGCGGCTGGTGTCCTGCGAGGTCAGGACTTAAACTCCATTCTGGCGGCGGCTCCGGGAATCGCCAGGACCATCGAGGAGAGTATGGGATGGGCGTCCGGATCCATCAAGCAGTATGCGGAGGACGGAAAAGTCACAGCTCAGGTTGTAAAGAATGCGCTGCTTGATATGGCGGATCAGACGAACCAGAAGTTTGAATCGATCCCGATGACGTTGTCGGATGCGATGACGCAGGCGCAGAACATCGTCCAGCATGAAGTAAAGCAGATGGCACAGTCCTGGAATGATTTTATTCAGACAGATCAGGGACAGGAGGTCCTCGGTGAAGCGATCTCGCTGCTGTCCGTGATGGCTCAAGTCGGAACGGATGCCCTGTCAGGGATCGGATCGGCGGCACTTTTTGTTGCCGACAACATGGATATGATCCTTCCGATCCTGGCGGCCGTGGGGCTGGGATTCCTGCTTGTGAAGGCACAGGCGGTCCAGGCAGCGCTTGGAAGTGCAGCAGCGGCAGGAATTCACATGGCTTCGTGGGCGGTCGCGAACTGGCCGATTCTGCTCCTGGTGGCATTGTTTGCGGGAGCATTGATCGCAGCACAGCAGTTTGGAATCGGGATGCAGGAAGTCGGCGGCTGGGTCGGACAGGTCTTCGGAATGACCTACGCAGTTGGCTACAATGTATTTGCCACACTCTGGAATGTGATCGCTTCGTTTGCAGAGTTCTTCGCGAATGTATTTAACGATCCGGTTGCTGCTATTGCACATCTGTTTTCGAATGCATTGGATACAATCCTCAGTATGGTAGAAACTGCGGCAGGTGCGATCGATGCACTGACAGGTTCTCATCTTCAGGGGGCTGTGAGTGGCTTCCGCGGAAAACTATCTGGCTGGGTAGACGATACCTTTGGAGAGAATGCAATCCAGATAAAGCGGATGGCAAACCTTGATATCGGTGCTACAGCGTCAGAATGGGGAAACTACGGGGCAAATCTCGGTTCCAAACTGGACAATCTGGATCTTGATATTGGAAAACTCGCGGGAAGCTTCAACGACCTGGACCTTTCCGGCGGAAACAATATCGATAAGGTCGCGAAGGTTGGAAAAGTCGGCAAGGTGGATGATATCAAATTGTCAGATGAAGATCTGAAAATCTATCGGGATCTTGCGGAACGACGGTATATGAATAAGATCGAGCTGAAGACTCTGGCACCGGAAATCAATGTGTCGATTCCGGAATCAGCGGGTGGAAACCTGACAGCCGATGATGTCACGGATTATATCCGGAAGATGCTCATCGAGCAGATGAACTCCCAGACATCGGTATCGCACGGATGATGAAAGGAGTGTGTTCATGGCAAAATTAAAAATCGGATGTTCGATTTATCTGGCATTTGCCGGAAAGAAGGTAAAGCTCCCGGTAAACCCGGAAGAGATTGAAATAAAAAATCCGACAGACCATAAAACGTATGACGTCATCGGTGTGGGTGAGATCGTGGTTCCCAGGAAGCCTTCTTTAAAAGAGGTATCCTGGGAATCCTTTTTCCCGGGAGATCGCCAGGCCGTGTATGTAAACGGTGGGGCAAAATCTCCATCCTATTATCTGAAATATTTCGAAAAAGCATTGAAGAAAAAGCAGATCTGCCGTCTGATCATCACAAGGTCCGGTGGATCCGACACCAATATGAAATGCATTGTTTCAAACTTTGAGACGAAGGATAAGGGCGGGGAACCCAAAGATATCTATTACAGCCTGGAATTACAGGAGTATCGCTCCTATGCACCGAAGATCGTCTCGATATTAAAGACTCCTGCCACAGGGCAGGCAAGCGCCGAGGCATCCACAGAGACTCCGAGGGCGGTTGAATCCCCGGTTCTTCGTGTCGGTGCCGCGGTGATCGTAAACGGGGAATACTGCTATGACATCTACGGCGGGAGACCTCATGGAACGGCCAACAACCTGAGCACTACGGTGACTCGGATCGTTTCCGGGAACCCGTATCCGGTCCACGTCGGATCCTATGGATGGGTACAGGAAAGCCAGCTGCAGATTACGGGGTGATGAAAGATGGAGAGATCATTGCAGGTCCAAATAAAAGGAAAAGCTCCCGATGGTTCAGACCTGATAACGATCATGGAATACATAGAGGTTGCCAGAGAGATCGAGTTCACGACGAACCGGATGGATGCGCCTGGAAAGTTAAAGTTTTCCTGTCTGGAGTATGGTCCGATCGGGATTCCGGAGGGAAGCTCCGTGGAGTACAGTGTCGATGGAACAAAGCTGTTCAAAGGATATGTGTTTACCATTGAACGTACCAGGGATGGTGAGACAACCTATACCGCCTATGATCAGCTTCGGTACCTGAAAGCGAATGCCAGCTATTCCCTTGACAACATGAGTTTTGAACAGATCCTTACGCGGATTGCCGGAGACTTTGGCTTGAAAGTAGGAACATTGGAAACAACCGGGTATGTGTTTCCGACATTTCTGAAGGAAAATGAGGACTGTCTGAACATTGTATTTGACGCGCTGTCAGAGACCATTGTCCAGACCGGGAAGATCTTCATCCTGTACGATAAAGCCGGAGAACTGACTCTTGTGGAAGCGAAAAACTGGTTTACGAACACAATGGTAGGAGATGGCAGTCTGGTAACAGATTACACCTATAAGCGTGATATTGATTCTGATACCTATAACCGCGTGAAGCTTGCCCGGAAGAATGAAAAGAGTGGACGCACCGACGTGTACGTGCATGAAGACACTGATACGATCAAAAAGTGGGGGCTTTTGCAGTATTATGATGAGGTGGATGAGAACCTGAATGAGGCGCAGATCGACAAGATGTGTGAGGCATATCTCCAGTATTACAACCGGGTCCTTCAGACGTTGAAGCTGGAGGCAATCGGAGTGCCGGAGATCCGTGCCGGCATGATTCTGCCGGTTAAGGTCGGGGATATTGAATATCTTGCTACGTCGAGGCTGCTCCTTGCAGAAAAGGTGACGCAGAAATGGGAAGGAGAGGACCATACCATGCAGATTGAAGTGAAATCATTTGAACAACTGGGAGGTGTGAGCATCATATGACAACGGAACTTCTTGGAGTCCTTCAGGAGATCGTAAAAAACTATATGAATGCGATAAAAATGACGGACAAGGCCACTGGGACCGTCACAAAGACCTCTCCGCTCACGATCCAGACAGATACCTCCCTGCCGCCGATTTCCGGGAATGCGCTGATCCTGACGAGCAACGTCATCGAGCGGACGGAGCAGGTGAAGGGTGGCGCCGGTGGAACAGTAACAGTTACGGAAGGGTTAAAAGCGGGAGACAA